AATGTATTAACTATTTTGAAAACATACCAACAATCAATAGTTGCAGCAGACAATGAGACTGGAAGATTATTCAACAGAGTCTTTATTGATTGTGAAATCTATTATAAAAATAACAACTAGGAGCAATTAATTAATGACAGCTAACGTAGTCTTCAAAGGTGACAACTCAACTATTTCCCTACTAGAGGAAGATAACGGTTGGGGCAAGCCACCTAGCACTTATGCAGGTGCTAAATATTTCCAAAACAATGATGGTACTTTTAATGCTACACGTAATGCTTTAGAGTCTGAAGCACGTACACCAAATTCACAGCTTGCTGGTGTTCGTTTAGGCAACAGTAACGTTGCAGGTTCATTCCCTGTTGAAGTTGATCCAGAAAACTATAACAAGTTATTTGAATCTCTATTATACAGTGAGTTCACAACAGCAGGTGCAGCACAGACATTAACTGCTGTGTCAGTAACAGGTACATTATACTCAGTTACTATCCCGTTAACATCCGTGGAACAAACAGCATTGGGTGCAAAGGTGGGTAACATCTATCGCCTATCTGGTATTTCAGCAGCAGCAATCCAAGGATTAGTTGGCGTTGTTGTGTTGACAGGTGTTACAGGTACAACAGCAACATTCATGTCACCCTTACAAAAGTTGGCAACTCTTGCAGCAACACCTACAGATGTCACTATTAATCCAGTATCAACATTACGACCAGCTAAGACTTTGAAGTCTTTTAATGCTGAAGAGACATTGTTTGCTGAAGACGGTACAACTGTTGCACGTTTCATGACTGCTGGTGCAGTGGTATCAGGTGCATCATTTGACTTACCATCTGAAGGTACAGTTAAGACAACGTTCTCATTACTTGGTGCTGGAAAACGAGCTAGTGCAGAATATGAAGATTTTGATCCTACATTAGTAAATAGCACTGCTGCTCATGCATCACCTACAGCTCATGTTAAATATGATCCATTGGTTTTACAAGATGGTGCAATTATCTCTAACAGCACTGATACTCGTTGTATCTGGGTATCTGGTTCATTAGGTATTGAGAATGGTACATCAACATTCTTCACTGGTTGTAGTTATGAAGCTGCTGGTGCAATCTCAGCTAAGTTACGTATCAACCTTGATTATGAAGCATTGTTCCAGAGTGAACAGGACTATATCAACTTCCAGAATGAGAATAGTGCTAAGATTATGTTGCAATTGAAAGACAAGGCAACAGATAAGTCACTAGTGTTGTACCTACCATCATTTAAAGCCACTGGTTACACGCTGAACAACGCAACAGGTTTAGTGACAGCATCTATCACTGGATCTGCTATCGTCGACACAGCAAGCGTTGACAGCTTTATAATGGCATCTTACTTGGTGTAAGCTATGGCATCTCTGGAAGAAGCGATCAGAGATTCTATTAAAGAGTTGGAGGGGATTAAGAATAACTTGATCCTCGCCTATGAAGCCACCCTTTATGATATAGGTGGTGAGCTAGTTTACCATACACCTCTAGATACAGGGTTGGCATCTTCAAATTGGAATGTAACAAATTCTGATCGAAGTGAACCTGTAAAAGAGCCGTATGGTTTTGAGAAAGGTAAAGCGTCACTAGATGCAATACAAGACCAAATCAAAAAACTCAAATTAGGATCTGATGTTATATACTACAATCCAGTTGATTATATCAACGACCTAGAAGGTGGTTCTTCAAGGCAAGCAGCTATGGGGATGATAAAACCAACAGAGTTACGAATAAATGGATTGTGGGTTCAGAATTTGGAATATTTAAAAGTTATATAAGGAGAAAGTAAAATGGCAGTTAAGCTACCAAAGATGACACTTAAGGGTGTTCAGTTTCGCAAGTACAAATTAGAAGTCACAGCAGATGTATTAGTTGGTGATGAAGTGGTTGAGGATTATCCTGTGGGTTGGGTATTACTCCGTGGACAACAAGATCAAGTGTTCTTGAAGAAGTATACACCACACTTACGTGACTACCAAGATTCCTTAGCTGATGCTCAAGAAAAGATTAAGGATGACAAAGATAACCAAGTGTTGATTGATGAACAAGCTGCTATCTTAGAAGAGCACACACAGAAGCTCCTAGTGATGACTGTAGCGTGTGCAATTGAAGACTGGGATGAAGAGTTCTTTGGTGAGGCGTTCACACAGCAGGGAGCTGTTGACTGCTTCTCAGATGCGGATAATAACCATATCTATAATCAGATTGCATTGGCTGTGAGAGAACGTGATCATTTTTTGCCAATTGTCAGCATGTCGCCTACGAATGGATAGAGCTATATGCTGAACTTGATGTAACAGATAGGAAGGGCAAGAGGGCAAGAACACTTCACAAACTAAAAGAAGAGAACTTTGGTGAGGTATCCCCTCTGCTTGAGAGGGATCGTAATTTAGATACAAGTGACATCTCAAGCTTGAAAGATATGTTCTGGGATATGCATTTTTTAAGAAAACCATCTGAGAGTATTGAACCATTTGATCCTGTCAAGATTGAGACACACATGCGGCTTTCTAATCAAGAGATATCCCCGTGGGAATACAAAACACTTATGGAGATGGATATGATCTTCAGGGGTACAATAATGAAGAAATGGGGGTAATCAATGGCTGGAGAAGCTGAACTAAAGATTGGCTCAGGTAGCGTAGAGAAGACTACCGCAGCACTTGATTCACTTATCGGTGCATTGGAAAAATTAGTCACTGCTCAGGTAAAACAGCAAGCATCAGAGGCAAAGACATCTAAAGCAGTGGATGCCTCAACATCTGCTGTAAAGCAAAGTGAAATAGCACGTAATAAAGCAATTGCACTCCTTGATCTAGAGAGCAAGGGACTCAGCAAAAATAGTGATGCATATGCAAAACTTAAAGGGGAAATCCTTGCCCAAGAAGTAGCGGCTAAAAAGAATATTGATACTTCAACTGATGATTATAATCAGATTTTATTGAATATCGCTGCAAAAGAGAAAGCGGTCACAGCCAATAAAGAGCTGATTGCATCGGTAACATCTCACACATCTACGGTGAAGGCGAGTGAGGCTGCATCAATCAAAGCCACTAGTCTTTTAGAGTTACAAGAAAGAGGTCTTGATGAGTTAAGTGATGAGTATGTGGAACTTAAAGCAGCAATCCTCGCTAAAGATGTCGCACTACGGAAAGGTATTGATACTAATTCAGATGAGTATGCTCAAATACTTAAGACAACTACAGCTCAAGAGAAAGCCACAACCAAATTAAAGGCAATGAGGAAAGAACAAGCCTCTACCACAACTGAAACCAAGAATGCTTCTGCGGCTATGGGCTTCTTTACAGAAGCATTAGATGACACTAGTAAGCAAGTACAGTTAGTGGATGGCCCTCTTGGGGGTATTGCATCTCGTATGAATGCACTGTCTAGTATCCTGAAGACAGGGACTGCTGTTGCAGCGTTGGCAGGTGTTGGTGTAGCTGGCCTTGTTCTTGGACTTAAGGCAGGGGTAACTACTGCTACAGCTACTGAAGTTGCAATGAAACAGTTAGAGGCTCAGGTTGAAGTAACAGGTGGTGCAGCAGGCTACACAGCCTCTCAATTCGATGATATGGCAAGATCCTTTGCGATGTCCACGTTAGGCAGTACGGAAGAGATGAGGGGACTCATTGCCTCATTACTGGTCTTTGATCGTGTTTCTGGTGATGCATTCTCAAGAACGATAGCCTTAGCTAATGACTTCCAAGCAACAGGATTAACATCTTCTGGTGAAGCCATTAAGAAAATTGGTAAGGCACTGCAAGACCCTGTTAAGAAGTATACTGAACTTAAAGAGCTTGGTATTGACTTCAACAAAGAACAGTTTGATGCAATCAAGCAAGCTGAGTCAATGGGTGATACCTATGGTGCGCAGACAGTTATACTTGATGCACTAGAGGGTAAAGTAAAAGGCATTGCTGCTGCTCAGGCAGACTCCCTAGCAGGTGATTTAGATACATTTGGGCAGAAGTGGGAAGAGTTATGGGAAAAGGCAGCAAGCAATGCTATGCCACTCTTGAGGGAAATAACTCAAGCTGCATCTGCTGGTGTTGACCTTATCATAGAGAGTGCAGAGACGGACTCACAGACAGCACTTAGAAAGTACAAAGAAGAGCAGAATCTAACGCTTCAATCAACTAAAGATCTAAAAACAGAAGTTGGTAGACTCAATGATGAACTTGCTGATAATGCGAAGAGGTTATATGAGTTAGGAAATAGTGCAATCCCATTAGTTGAGATTGCAGATTCTTGGGGTAAAGTATCAACGGTAGCTGATCCTCGTTATGAAGCTGAAGTTGCCCTACTGCAAAAAAGAAAAGAGTCCCTTGTGCTTCAAAAGCAAGAGGTTTCCGAAACACTTCAAGCTAGAGAATCAGGAGTTGTTGCCACTAAGACATTAACCTTAGAGCAGGAACAGTACATTGAATCACTTGGTAATGAGCTAAAGGGTCTGGAGGAAAATCAGAAACTCTTTATTTCAACAAGGGATACAAGGTCAGAAGCATACCGAGCTGCTAAGGTGGAAGAGGAGGCTCTTGCATTAGCTCGTGAGAAAGGCTTAGATCCAGAGGGTAACAAAGAAGAGGTTGCTCAAATAAGAGAGATACTTCAAGCAAAGTCAGATCTCACTGAGCAGAACATACTTCTTAATACTAGTATTCAAAAGGAAAAGGCATTACTCAGTCAACAAGATTCACTCAAGAAAGAGTTGGCGTTGAACGCTCTTGTTGGTGAGGGAGTTCAAAGGAACTCCTTCGAGTATGAAAAGGCATCTGCACTTATTGACCTAAGAAATAAAACCTTGGCATCAGGCGGTTCTATCCAAGATGATAATTATCAAAGGTTAGAAAAAGAAACTATTGCACTTATTGGACTTCAAGCAGAAATGCGTAAGGTTGTTGCACTAAGACAATTTGATTCTGAGAGTAGCACAACGAAGGCATTAGAGAAATCAATAGAGCTTAATAAACTCTTGACAACTGGTGTGTCTGAAACCTCTGACGAATACATCCGATACAACATGGAGCTTAATGCTAGAAACGTAGCATTGCAGCAAGGTCTTGAGGTAGGTTCTGCCGATTACCAATTGTTACTTAACAAGGCGCAAGCTGTAGCTGACCTTCAGATTGAACTACAGAAGATGAAGGAAGTTGGAGAATTAGGCCTCAAGTTTAGTTCATCAGGTGAATTAATCTCTGAGGATTCGTTAGCTGGACTTCAAGATAGTGCCAATAGCACCATTAAATCTATAATGCGTGTTGCACTTGAAAAGGGTTTAGAAATAGATGACCCACTCATACAGAAGTTATTTGCAGATGTAAATTCTAAGTTTCAAGATGGTAAGGATCAGATAGTCGCACCATTTGGTTTAAGGTTTGATGAAGAAGGTTCACTTCTCGCTATTGAGAGTGAAGCATCATTAATTGCAGAGAGAGACGAACTTCTCAGGGAAATGAGGATTGCAGCACAAGAGCTTGAGATTGAGGATGAACAAACCTATCTTGAGAGAAAGGCTGAACTGATCGCTGAATATGACCAGAAGATTGCAGACTCAAGGAAAGATACGTATGAGAGGTCTGCTGATCATCTTGCTATGATAAGAGCTGCTGACACGGCTAATAGCATATCAAGCGGGCTGGAAACACTATCTGCTGTTGCTGGAAATAACAAGAAGCTTGCTCAAATAGCTAAGACCGCATCTATATTCGCAGCATCAGCGTCTTTAGTGGATGCATTATCAAGTGCAGCAAAACAAGATTACCCACTTAACATCCCACTGTATGCCAAGGCATTTGCTCAAGGTACTCAGATTATCCAAATGGCATCATCTTTGAAGGAACCATCATTTGCATTTGGTGGTGTTGATATTCAAGGTGCTGGTACTGGAAGGTCAGATAGTATCAAGGCTAATATTGCTCGTGGTGAATCAGTTGTAACTGCACCAGCTACATCTCAATACAAGGAAACTTTAAAAAGGATGAATGCTGGACTACCTATTGGTAATGGAGGAAACCAGAGCGTCACTATGCCACTCTCCATCACTATCCAAGGGGATGCATCAGAAAATACTGTTCGCCTCATAGATGAGTCATTAAGGAACTTTGAGGATAGGGTACAGCAGATATCACAAGGCGTGTCTATGCAAACAATACAATCAGAACAAAACTATGGTGGATTATTAAACCAATTCTAATGGGAGG